TCAAGGCTTTCAGATATATTATTTGTCGGAAGTCCTGTCTTGGGGCAGGTAACCACCATAGGATTATCCGGCCTCATGCACCTGAAACAAGCGGGACGACGGTCAGGGTTGAGCGCGCTGTCTTCCACAGGAACAAGCCGTCCGTCCTTGCGTTCATAAACCCCGTCATTTATTAGGATGTCATTATCTAAAATATATTGGCACACATCTTCTTCCGTCCAATCCCAGATGGGTTGCGCCCAATCCGGGCCACCTACACAGTGCTTGAATGGCCAGCGAAGCATGTTGGGCTTCATCCCCGAATGCGGTTTGCACTCTGCCGCCTTATGTCCCTGGATGCCGATGTCCCAGATGTAATCAGCGTTGCCCTTGGGTTGGAGGTAAATGTCTTTCAAAGCACAGAGGTATTTTCCATCCACAAACTCATCAGGCTCATACAGCATGGCGCAGAGAACCATGTCCTGAATGCCCGTCTGGTAATGCCTGACAACCTCAAAGGTATCATTGTGATAAAATATGGAACATTTATGTGCGGGGTAATCCCGGCAGACCAACCCCCATTCAGAGATTATCCTGTTTGCGTACTTATACTTCTCCGGGAAGAACGGGTCACGGTGGAACATGATGTCCCAGTTGAATCCCAATGACCTGCACAGGTGAACCACACAGATTGAATCCTTGCCCATACCGCTATAGATAACCGGGTTCTTGTATTCTTTTGCGATAAACGAAATGATTTTCTTTGCTGAGTCAATCTTCTTCTGCATTTGCTTTCCTTTCTATGCTGCGGCTGCTGCTGCTGCCGCCGCCGTACCTGCTGCCGCATATTTTGAAGCACCAAGATTCGTGGCATTCTGTGAATTAGAGATTGCCTGTTGCGCTGCCCCTTGGTAACGTGTATTGTATCCAGATGTACTACTTGACAGTCCTCCACCGAGTGCATTACTCAGGTTGTTGCTCCATTGATTTTTTAACCCCGAAGAATAAGAGGCAAGGTTTGTTGCATTCATTAACGGAGTCTGAACAGTTGAATAATTCTGATTCGCAAGGTTGCTGTAAATCTGCTGAGAGTTCAGTCCGTAATTCGCCCAATTTAAAGCCCTGTCTTTATTAGTCTGCTGGATTGACAACTCCTGCTGAAGCCGTGCAGTTTCAACATCTGTAGTCCCTTGGGCAATTGCTTCCTGTGCAGACTCCGCAATATCTCCCAACAGATTTTCTCCAACAGTGCTATCGAGTACGCCCTTGCTGACAAGTTCAGAAATCTTGGCACTATAAATATCTGCGGTCTGCTCATTTACAGTACTGGTAATCTTATCAATGGAGTTCTGCGCCACTTGATCGAGCATAGTCTTTTCTTCAGTTGTAAGTTCTCCCGTATACGAAGCGAGTTCCTCAATCGTCTTGGCATTCTGCAACTGAGTAGTATTGTAATCAATCAGTTGCGTCATGTACTCCATCATCTTGTCATTATAGGCTTCCTGCTCGGGAAGGTTCTCCATGTAGCTCTGCATAATTTCTACACCGTACTCGTTCATCATCTTTTCAAGATCGGTGTAGTATGCCTCTGGATTATCCAGCCTATCCTGCGTGGATTGGATGTATTTCAGATAGGCGGCATCGGTTGCTTCCTCAGTCTCGGTTTTTTGTGGGGCCGCAACGGTCGTATCACCCTTGCATTCAGCCAATGGCCCGGAATACTCAAAACTGTCCTCTTCGATTATCTTCCCCGATTCAACATCAATAACAACACGGTTGTATATCTTCATGCTGTGTACCTCACCTTTACGAAGTAGTACTTGCTCCCGTTGGACTCCGCGTATGGCTCGGGGCATCCCAACAGTGTTGTAATCATGTTCCCAAAAAATTCCTTTCCAGGAACTACTTCCGCTATGAAATGCGTGTAACCCTTCTTGACTATTTCCCGTCTGAAGGTATGGTATAGCCGGATAAAGTCCAACCCGCCTCGATGGTCTTTCTTCACATAGAAGTGGGTTACGAATGGATGCCCATGCTCCATGCGGTACGAGATGAACCCGATATCATTCTCAATCTTAAGGTCATCTTCGTAGGTAATCTGCTCGTCAACAAGCCCTTCTTCTTTAAGAAGCTCCCTATGGTTCAGCAAATCTCCCCCCTTCCCTTTGCTACATAATGCACTTCCGAAGGATAGAACGTGAAGTTCTGTGCCAGCGTGTTGTGCCGCCATTTCAAAGCAAGCGTCTTGCCACTCATCCCGAAAAACCTGATTCGTTTTCTCTTTGTACCCGTGCCTGTCCACGAACTCACGGTTTCGGTTGTAAGGGCTGTATAATTTCCAGAGGTTCTAACCTGCGCTGAATCCATCAGGTTAAGAGCATATGATGGAGTTATCGAAAGCGTACCATCGGGAGTGATGAACGTTTCCACGGCCTGAAACTGCTTCCTGATTTCATGGTTGCCAACGACTAAATAATCCTGATCTGAACTGATATTGTTTCCCGATGTGAGGGTTACAAAATACCTGTCAATTGCAGTTCCATCATCGTCATTGCCAATGTCCAGTTGCCTTACCCATCCATCCTCGAATCCTGCATATATGTCCATAATCGTACCGTTCTCGATTCCCGTAAAGGATGTGATTTCCAATCCGTACATCGGGAAAAACGCATACCTGTCAGTGTTGTGGGTAAACTGATAGTCTAAGACAAAGACGTAATGTGTTGTCGCGGAAGCGGGTATGCTGATCCATAACTGCCTTGCTTGCTTGTAATGGAAAAATTGCGTGTATTGCAGGTAATCCTTATCAACAACACTTTTCAGGTATTCGCTGAAATGGGAATTGATGTTTACTGTTTCAACATCCCCATATTTCTCAATACCGGAAAGCCGCTTGATATCGTACCCGTCAAGATAAATCACATCGTTGCCAACCTGTGTAATTGCCCAGGGGGATGTGAACCCCGTTCCATCTACATCCTTCGTATAGACCGGAAGGATTTCCAGATTCTCAGCATTTGTCGTGGGGTAGCCAGTAGATGCAACAACTTTATAAAGAGCGTTCTTCTTACCGACAATCAACATATCGAAGTATCCAAACAACCCCGTTATCGGGTCTTTGGAATTTCCAACAATGCCGCTGAACTTTCCTGCCGCCCCGGAGGTCGTGTAGTCTGTCGGATCGTTTATTGCGCTGGCAGTCAGTGTGGCAACGTTTGTTGAATCACCACCAAACCATAGCCTGTTTGACCATTCAGCAATTGTTCTTCCAACGGGAGGCGATCCTCCCAATGCTCCATGCGTAGATGAGTCAGTCCAGTATTGCGGAGCATCCGTTCCCTCATTGACGCATATCGCCTTACCAGCGAAGTTTACCCATTGGAGCATCTTTCCTGTGGTCAGTCCCGTGATAGAATCCACAAACTCGCCCGTGCCCGAATCGTAATACGCTATCTTTGTGCCGTAAGATGCCAGTGTATTCCTTGATGCTGTCCCGCTGCGGAACTCATGCACAGACGTAATGCGCGACGCAAGGGCGGTGCTGTTCAGTTTAACACTTCCCCTTCTCCCACGCGGTAATCCTTCGGCAGTCGGAAGTATATTCCGGGCATCCGGCAGGGAACCAGAGGGAAGCACGATGGGGGGCGTAGCGTAATCAACTCCTAATATGCACGATCCTATATTATGAACTGCCATGTTTATCCCTTGTGCTGGCTCTTTTTCATCCGAATGGGAATGGTCATCTGTTTGGGAATCATTTCCTGATCCATCTGCACCAAAGCCTGCATTGCCGTTTCATAATTCTGTTTGAACTCTGCCCTCTTTTGCGGGTCGTCTATAATTTCCAGAGAGCCAAAGTAAATACCGCCCCGCTCAATGGCAAACTCCAGGTATCCCCAAAGTGGTTCTACTGATCCAGAAAGGTCGGAAGGCATTGCCGGGTATAAGATGCTGAAATTATATGCCGCATCCGGGGGCGGGTCGAACCTGAACACCCAACGCTTGTTTGTGCTGTCGTACTCGATTGCGAACTTGTTGGGTTTATCGTCGGACTTGTACTGGTAATCTATATAATACGCCGTGGCATCGGACATCGTACCCGTGGAGAGAATGGTGATATATCCATCCTCGTAATCCATCGTGTAATCGGTATCCTTCGTATATGTTGCGGTTCCGGCAGTATTGGTAACCACTTCCGTAAACTGCACAATTGCCGTGTGGTCAAGCTGGACAGCAACATCAAAACTTGACGTAAACGATTCATCAGTCACGCTTAAAGTCCCGCTTTCTCTTTGCAGTTCTTCAGGCGTTACCTGATCAAGAATTGTATCGTTGCTCTCGTCTTTCATAACGAGAAATCCCGCAAAGTCTGAGGGAGCTTGGTATGTGGGCTGCCCTATTGCAGACTTAAAAATGCTGCGGGTGCGAAGGCAACGGAAACGATAGCGCAGGAACATTTCCCGATAAGCCGCATTAGCCCATCTGAGTGCATAGGTAAGCATGGTGGCATCGGCGACGCTTCCACCTTCGGAAAGTCCATAAATTATATTTTGCTTTATTGTGGTTGTACTCACTTCCTTAGCCTCTCAAGGTTTCGAACCGTGGGGTTCTGCGGGTCTAGCTGCGCCATGATTGCTTTATATTTCATCTGCGCCCTCTTCAGTTCGGGATTGCTCTGAAAGTGTATCTGTTGCCTTACTGCCGCTTCAAAGTCCTGCTGGCGGGAATATGAATCGCTGTTTTTCGGTTGCCTCTGGTAGTAATCATTGGCCTTCGGCATGTTTTCTTGGATGACCTTTTCCAGTTCCCGTGCCTCTTTGTACGCTTTGTTCGCAGCTTCGCCCCTTAACTTCGACGGGGAGTGCCTTTCGATGTACTGTTGCTTCTTGAGGATTTCAGCCTTGACCTGCATGACATCCTGAATCTTGCGCTTGTCGCCCCGTGCCTCATCCTCTCTCAGCATGGATTCCAACTCGCGTATCTCGTTCTTAACATCCCGCAGGTTTTCTTCCGAAGCGAATACGGGGGTTGAGTCTTTCTTCTTCACCGCCTTCTTACCAGCCATACCTACCTCCCGATTAATGGTATTTTGGTTATTGTTTTCATAAAGTAATGTTTGGGCTTCTTGGATAAACTATCGTGAATGTCCCACCTGCGAAGATGCCGCCCACACACGGGGCATATCATTTCAGACTCATTCACCGTCCTCATCGGCCTACAGTTGTACCTGCAATGAGGACAGATGTAGGTTAATTGCAAAAGCGGATCGGGTCGCCCGGTAAAGTTCGCCATGTTACGAATTGCCATTGATTAATCCCTTCTGTTTAGTGTCATAGCCATACAGTTTTCTGTCTCTTGTTTTCATTAACGATGAGTGGTCGCCGTGAATTGTAACTTTAATCCCTCTTCCCATTGCCATTCCTAACCAAAATTCAGCGGAAGGTTTCTGGTAAGCATACTCTCCGGGGTTTGCCAGATTTACCCCGTAAAGGTTCATTACCTCGTACCCCCTGTAAATTGCCAACGCCAAAGCATAATCAACTGTGCTTCCGAAATAGTCAGTTTTAAAGTGGGCAATGATTTCATCAAGGGGATAGGTTGCAAGGTCTATATACGGGACATTGAGTTGCTTTGCTTTTAACCTTGCGTTTTCCGCATCCCGTCTTGCCTGTTCTCCCCATCTCCCGTCATCATAAACATTCATGTCTATTACGAGGTCAACGGGCCGTCTGAGTATTAGTTGGGTTATCCCCCAACAATCAGCCTCTCGACTGACTGCGGGGGCATTTTCCCAACCAGAACCCTTACCAATGATGGTCAGGGACTTCATTAAGTCGAACTGTCAACCGGAGGAACAACGATTCCGCAAACATTGGAACAGGCAAGACGGTTATTCGATGCTCTGAACACGTTGATGTCGCACTGCATATCGTTTGCCATTGTCCCTACAGTCGCACCAGCACCAGCACTGATAAGCTCGTTCCTTGTGATGTATGCAAGGTCGGCGTTATCATCAATGGTGATGGTTGCAGCCGCAATGATGTTGTTGTCAATGATGCAGTCGTAGGAAAAGGTAGAGCTTGCGTTGATGAGGATACCTACGGTTGCGCCCGTAATTCTGTTGTTGAGAATTTCCGTCCGCACAGCATCCCCTGCTCCGATGGAGATAGCGGCAGTTGCGAATACTCCCCAGAACTCACAGTCCTTAACTCTGAGGAATGTAGACGCGGTGGCCGTAATGCCTGTGGTGACAGTCCCAACAACCCCATCAAACACGCAGTTGTAAAACTCCATGCCTGCCGAATCACTTGCCAGTGTGATGATCGGGGATGCAGTTGCCGTGGCCTTCCAGTGGATATTAAAGAACCTTGTACCCATCGCAGAGTTCACTGGGGCATGATGACCAGTGATTCCGGCCCTTGGGTTGGCATCGTAAGAGCCCACGCCAATAACATCTGTTTTCTGCGGGAAAGCAACGAGGGTTTCAGAGAAGGTGTCACCCGCAACATAAATGGTGTTGCGCCTTGCCCAATGCTTCTGGGATGAATCTGCTATATCTGCATGGCTGACTGCAAAGGCTTTGGCGAGGGTCAAGAATGCCCTGTCCCAAGACTCACCAGTGTTACCGTCATTACCCATGTTTCCATCAACAAACCAGGTCTTTCCGCTTATATCCTGTCCACTTCCAAGAATCGGAATCCCCATGCTTCTGATTCCATGCGAAAAATTAGTCATACCCATTTTATTTTCTCCTTATCAAGATCATCTCCCTGTCATTACCCCACATGAGATGACGGGTGGAATCCAACCACCCCTTACCCGGTTTAAGATAAGGCGGGGCTTTATGGGATACCCCGCCATATCAGTTTACTTACGCAACTACATGGCCGTAGAGCCACCGCCAATCCGCAAACCCTGCACCGTACCGCATATACACCGACCATTTGGCTACGAGGGTGTCGAAGTCCCTATCGTAAGCAAACTCAGGTTTAATGCGGTCAACCCAGTACAGAAACTGCTTCGCCAACCTACTGTCTATAAAGAACCAGTTATTTGAATCGGACAACCTCGGGCAAGTAATCATCATATATTTGCCCTTGTGGAAGTTGACGTTGTTCTCTGCCGTGTTCACCTTGCCGGATGAGTTGATAATCTCGTACCCGGTTTCCTCAAGGTTGACGGGAACAAGCAGGGTGTCGTAATTGACGAGGGCCAGTTCCCCCCTGTCGTTCATAACCTGATTCGCGCCAATCCTCCGGGTTGCCTCAACAGAAACCGCCGACAAAGCGGAGGCTCCGCTGTTGTCCTGCGTGGTGGGATCATCCGGTGAATTGGGGTGCGAAGAACTGCACAGGGAAACACCGTCACCACCATCTGCCGAAGTAAAAGCGTTGTTGAATATCTCCACTTCGGATTTCAGGCGGGTACGGGCAACTGCCGCCGCAAGACCTCTCGGCCTCTGATCCATGATGCCGTACAGATCATCGTCATACAGCTTCCTCTCGACCTTGATACCCTTCGCCCTTTCGGGGAAGGTGATGGTCTTGTCGTAAAGCTGCGACGGGGAATCGTAGGAAATCGTTCCGTCAAACACGTCAACGTCCGAAAGCCCACCGATTCCACTAACGCGATAATCCGCGCCTTTGCTGACTGAAATTACATTGAACAGGGGAGAAATCGAAGAAGTCAGATTCTCCTCATACTCTGTCTGGTAAATTTTGGAAAACCTCGCATCAAGGAGGTCACCAAAATTCTCGCTTATCGCAATTCCTCTTGGCATGTTAGACCCTCCTTTTAACTAAGCGTATGGGTTCCGCCGAAGTACGGCGCACCGATTTTGAGTTCGTGGTAGAGACGCGCATTGTCTATCTTCAGAGCGTCGTGTTTAGTTGCATCGAGTTTCTGGAACGGAACGCCGGGGGCTTTGATCCAGAAGTCGATACCCTTGTGATAATCAAGAAGGCTCCCCGTAATAACCTCTGACTTGAGGTCGGTGCAGGTTGCATTCAGATCAAATTTATACCCAAGGGCAGGCATGACAACCAGTTCGTAATCACCAGACGCAACCGCATTGACAACAGCCGTTCTCAACGTGGCAACACCATTCGTGGTCGCATTAGCAGAGTCGAGGATGTAATGCAGGTAACCAGCATTTGCCCCCGTATCGAAATAAATCCAACCACCATTCAACTCATCAGCCGCACCCGTATTGGGGGAGGTTGTAGATGCCGTGCCAGCCGCAGCGAACACATAACCTGTATCCCTGTTCTCTGTGCCAGCCCTGTCCTTACGGACGTACTCCGCAAGATAAACCGCGTTGGGGTTAACAAGAACTTTCTTTCTTGCCCAAGTGCCAGTAGCCGCTGCCGCATCGGGCAGGTAGGTGTCTCCTGAAGCCGCAACTTCCTCGCATATAATCCCAACAACATTTTCATTGACGGTGGCATTGTCAGCCAGACAGATAAACTTGCCGTGGTCAACATCGTCATAGTCAACTAACTTTACCAAAGCACCATCGTAAACCTTGGTATCGCCATTGGATGCGAGTTCCTCGTTGAAGATCAGGTCTTTAATTATCGGCTCTGCACCAGCCATGTCATAAAAAAATCTCATGGTGCATTCTCCTTTGATCTTTACTGTTAAAGTTAATGGGATGTCAGCGTTGCCACGATTGATAGTTCTTCGTGCCACACTGGGGGCATCCCGCCACAACAGTAGGATCATCCGGGCAGTATGTCGCAGTATGCGTCACAGGCACATACGTTAATCCAGAGCCGCTGCCAGTTTTGTCCCTGCTGGTATCGCAGGGGAACCCGCAACGCTTGCATCTGAAGAAAGTTGTGTCTTCATTACCCGTAGGACGGTGTGTCTTTGCCATGCAAAGGTTCTCCTAAATCCCGTACTGCTCTCTTACCTTCGGATGAAGTGCCTTGATGTACTCAGCCTCATCCTTATACAAACCGTCGCTTATATCCCTCTGTGCAGCCGCTTTTAACTGCGGAGGAAGCTCGGCTTTTTTCTTTGTTGGTTTCCTCATCCCGCCACCCATGTTGCCGAATCCGCCTTCATCCTCATTGCGAACCCCTTCAAGATGGTTGGACTTCGCCTTGTAATAGGCGTACTCGGTTGCCGCTTCGGGCGGGTATCCTTCGTTCATTGCTGCTTCAGCCATCTGCTTCATCTCGTTGTAGACTTCCTTGTAAAGCGGCTTGTCTGAGTAGGACGTAAGTGTTTTCTCAAGCTGAAGTTTCTTGGTGCTGGAAATCTGCTTTCCCGCGTTCTCCCTGACAGTCATCATCCGGTTAAACGCCTCAAGCGGGTTCTCGAAGAACAAAGTGGTTATCTCTTCGTTAAACTTCTTGACCGCATCGTCGCCGCCCTGATTAGGCAACGGCTGATGGAGTTTTGCCGCCTCCTGGACTTTAGGAAGGATTTTTTCCTCTACCTGTTTTGCTACCATCCTTCCCAACCATGAGCCGATGTACTGTTCCTGTTCGGGCGTAAAGGGTTTCTGCGGTTTGCTTGCATCATCCGGTGAGTCGGCAGGATTGTCCTGCGGATTCGGATTATTCAGGGCCGGGTCTTGATTGGTATCCTGGGGGTCTGGCATTAGGTTTTCTCCTTTGTTTGGGTTATTAAATACAAAAGCCCGGACAGCACCTTTTCGCGGTACTCGTTCCGGGCTTCAGACTCGCTGAGTGTCCCTATTTAACTATTCTGTCTTGCCTTCCGACAAGATCATTTCCAATTCAGTTATCATCTCCAACTTTGGTTTAATCTGCCTGATTGCCATGCAAGCAGGACAAGCGCACAACTTATCATACGGCGTACTGAGTAGCACTAGATTCATCTCCCGTATCTGTTTCTTCCAGATATCAATCACAGGCTTGCCGACACCTTCCGCAAACCGTTGAAGCTTCTCTATCCTCTGCTTCGTCAACGCCTTCATGCGGGGGAGGTTTTCAGGTTTATTCGGGTCTAACGGTTTCTCCAACGCTTCCCCGTACAGCATCATCCACGCTAAGGCCATTCCCGTGTCGGGAGTAGTAGGCTTATCAGGCATTCATCCTCCTGTCGAATGTTGATTGTCTCACGCTCTGTTCGTTGTTTGACATCTGTATTCCCTGTTCGTTGGATGCCATAGGTTTACCCATGATTTTCTTAAGCATCTGGACATTCCCGGCATCAGACTGCGGGTCAAAGAAATCCTCATCCAGCATGTTGGCTTCCATTGGCATGTTGCGGTTGCGGAAGATATTCGCCAGTAACTTATTCATTATCTTCGGCACACCGGGGTTCTGAATCGGGGAGATAGTTTGTATTAATTGGATATCCTGCTGAACCTCAACCTCTTTCTGCTGGTCAAGTTTCACACTGGAAGCCGCAGGGACATACTTGTAAACCTCTTCCTGACCACCGAAGATAAACTTCTCACCTACGATACTTGCAAGTGTTTGGGGATGAGCGAACTTCTTGGCAAAGAGGATGTCCATCTGGGCGTTGGGAATCAATCCCGTCACCTCAATCATCCTCACGATGAAGTCAAGTTTCCCCGCACTCATCTGGGCGTTCAACACATTGGTTGTCGCCGCCTTCTCTTTTGCCGCTCCCTGTGTCGGCGGGGTGATAGCGGAAGTAAGCTGAATCTCCGTGTCGAAAAGCAGATGCCTCTGCCATGCGTCACCCGTTACCCTCGACGGCTCCTTAAACATAATCGCCTGTTCGGGGGGGCCACCAACAAGCCACCTCTGCTGTGGGGCATACTGCATGGTATCCCAATCCCACAGGGCGAACTTGTTGACAATGGTGGGCGGCATGAGGTTCTGCCAGATTTCATCGAAGATGGCATTGATGTTGTCATTCATGGCGATCTGCAAATCCTTCACAGGCTCAACCATGCCCATCGACTGCCATCGTTCTTCATCAAGGTAGATATGTATATCTATATAATTCTTGAACCCCGCCTTGTTCGGTTCAATCCCTATCAAAGTGGTAGTGTTGTCGAACTTAGCGACGGTGATGATCATCTCCTTGATGGAGTAATTGTCATCCTCCTCTTCATCAGGATTAACACAGGGAACCCACTTGCCACCCTGCTTCTCCTTATACACGGGAATCATCCCCATGCGCTCGTAGACCTCAACCTCAGTGTAAACATCAGACGAAGGCCGGGTATCCTGTCCATCCTTAGACCGTGCATTAGAATGGTCATCTTCCTCTGTCGTACTCTTGGAACCCCGTGTAATTCGGTCAAGGTTGAAGTACTTACTATTCGAGTATAGTGAATCGAGGTCAACAACCTCACGCTCGATTATGAACCTGCCGGAACGGATGCTCTGGCCGGGTTGCAGTAACCAATCAAACACGATGTCTTTGTTGGATACCACTCTATTATGCGGCCAATCCTCAACGGGGATGGAAAATGTCTTCTTGAACTTCTCAGTCTGCCCTTCCCCTGTCGGCACATCAAGCTCAATACTCTTATTCTGTAACTTCTGATGCCAACCCTTTTTGAGTATTCCAACACCGTTGAGCAACGCCCTCAATGTCCACTGGACGAAGATCAGGAAAAACGGAACGAAGTCCTTGTCCGGCAATGCCTGCATGGTGTTCCAGAACTCAAGGAGCATTTCCCGTTTGGATGCGCCCTTCCTATCAACTGACTTAATTCCAATTATCGGGTCACCGCCAAACACCTTCTGGGTGATATAAGGTATGGCCGTCCAGACAATCTGAAAGACCTTATTGATAACCACATTACTCTGCCAATCGTAATTCTTCTCAGGGCGTTCCCCGCGAATCATGGCGTAGAGGTCATCGTAGAGGTCATCGAGGTCGTTGTAGTACTGCTTCCCCTTGTCCCATTCTTCAATCACATGGGCGCAGATTGTTTCCTGCCAATCGGGAACGTCTACAGCCTTATCTTCCTTGGTTTCAGTTTTGTCTGGTTCAAAGTATGAGTTCATTCGCCTTCTCCAAGAACGCTTTGAATTCTCCCCAAGTCATCTATTTTTCCATCAAGAGCGTGATTGGAGAAATGCTCTTGCATGTAAAGTTGGGACATCCGCTGATGCAACCACATGTGATACTTCTTGTCACAAACAAGGAGATTACATTCTCTGTTATCATCCTTCTTTCCATTTATGTGGTGTACAACTTCATTGGGTTCTAACTTTCTTCCAAGCATTTGTTCTGCGATATAACGGTGTTCTTGTACTTTTTCGCCAGTTTCAAAAACCAATATTGGGTATGAATTTTTGTATCCTCCATTTATAGGCCAAAGGACACGCCGCACACCCTTAGATGCCCAATGCTCATTTCCCCTATAGTGTTTTAAATTACATTCACGGGAGCAGTAATTGTTTTTGTGAATTTGCGAAAGTGGTCTAATGAACTTTTTTCCGCAACAATCACAAGCAATCTCATTTGTCCCCCCTCTAAGGCTTTTCCATATTTTCTGATTGTGGCATTTTCGAGAGCAGGTCTTCCTGTCTGAATATTTGACCCATTTTCTGTTTGACTTAATTATTGGAACATCAAACTCTGTTCCGCAAATTTCACAGATTCTAGTCAATTCTTTTTATCCCCACCCGGACGAACAGTCTCATTGAGATTGATGGAAGTCACGCCGCCCTTGAAATAATTTACCTGAATATTTCCGACCTTCTTAGAATCCATCCAGTTCTTATGTAACCGCAGTATGTCCTTGAGAGCTTCCTGCTTTTCTGTTTCATTCATAAGCAACCCCTGTGGCTCTCTTGGCGGGAACCTTGTCGGGTGTAGGTACACGCTTCTTCAACTCCCTATCCCCCCATCTCACGGCATCGTATCCCTTGCGGTAATTCTCACTCGTTACCTTGTGGGCTGTATTAAACAGGTTCTCCCCCATGTCATCTCCCGGTTACGCTTGTTTTCCTGTACTGTTGTGTCGGAGGTCTGTTACGCATCAGGTGGGCTGCGTGCAGCATCCGTCCGTCTTTGCCCAATGCTTCCAGCACCATGTTGTCATGACTGTTCTTCTGCTGCGGGGTGGACTTCTGATCGTTAATCGACTTGGATGATTCCGTGACCCACTCCCCGTAACTCCAATCCATGATGGACTTGTGGAATTTAGGACAGGTGTCGCATATCCAGAGGGTCGGCAGGTACTTCACAATTCCCTTCTCCCGGATGGAATTATTAAACGGTTTACCACACCTGACGGCATTCTTGAACCGCTTCGCAATCTCATCCCGGCCCTTG